CCAAAAAAGATTTATTTGTAGGGTGTTCAGATGATTTAGATCATCTATTCGAAAAAGATGTTGACATTCAAAATAAATTATGTTATATTCCAAGTATAACATGAAATACAATGAAGATAAAATTATAAAAGAAATATTTGATTATATCAAATCAACATACGGTCAACATTATTCTTCTAATAAAGATGGATTTCAAGTTTTAGATTTATTTAAAACTTTGAATATAGGTAAAGATTTTTGTCATGCCAACGCAATTAAGTATTTGTGTAGATATGGTAAAAAAAATGGTTATAATAGAGCAGACTTAATTAAGGCCGCTCATTATATTATATTATTATTAAATTATGATAACAACAAGGAGTGAACATGAACCTAAGTACAGACACGCTTGCAATTTTAAAGAATTTTAGTGAGATCAACAATAATATTCTTTTTAAACCAGGTAGCAAGTTAAACACAATATCTGCTATGAAAAACATTCTAGCAGAAGCAACAGTATCAGAAAAATTTGATGTCGAATTTGGTATATATGATCTTACCGAATTTCTAAGAGCAATAGAGTTATTTGATAAACCTGCCATTAAAGTTAATGGTGCAAATTATGCTACAATTTCTGATGAAAAAATGAAACAAGCAATTAAGTATTTTTTTGCTGACAAATCAGTATTAGTAGCACCATCTAAAGGTATTACTATGCCAGATAAGACAGTTGCATTTACTTTGAAGAAAGAAGATTTTGCCAAAGTACAAAAAGCAGCGACTACTTTAAATCTTCCTGATATAGCAGTTAAAGGTAATGGTAAAACAATATCTTTTGTTGCTACAGATAAGAAAAACAAATCATCAAATGATTATTCACTTAATATAGGTGAAACTGATAAAACGTTTACTGCATATTTTAAAGCAGAAAACTTTAAGATTATTTCTGATGATTATGACGTTGCTATTTCTAAAGCAAAGATTAGTCATTTTATTAATAGAAGTAAACCAGTACAGTATTGGATAGCATTAGAACCTGATAGTGAATTTTAATAAAGGAGATTTACTATGTCAGATTTTCTCTGGACCGAAAGGTTTAGACCTAAGCGTATTGAAGATTGTATTTTATCGGAAGATTTAAAACAAACTTTTTTAGAGTTTATTAAGAAAAAAGAAATACCTAATCTATTATTATCTGGTACACAAGGTACAGGTAAAACTACTGTTGCTCGTGCATTATGTGAACAATTAGGTGTAGATTATATCATCATCAACGGTTCTGATGAAGGCCGTCAAATAGATACACTTCGAAATAAGATTAAAAACTTTGCATCTACTATATCATTAACAAAAGAAGCAAATCACAAAGTTGTTATTATAGATGAAGCAGATTACATGAACGCTGAGTCCGTTCAACCTGCTTTAAGAAACTTTATTGAAACGTTTTTTAATAACTGTAGATTTATCTTTACTTGTAATTACAAAAACAAAATCATACCTGCATTACATAGTCGTTGTACTGTAATTGATTTTAAAATTGTCAATGGTCAAAAAGTAAAGACTGCAAATCAATTCTTACAAAGACTAGCAAACATTCTTACGGAAGAAAAGATAGAGTTTGATAAAAAAGTATTAGCAGAATTAATACAAAAACACTATCCAGATTTTAGAAGAACCATAAACGAATTACAAAGATATTCAGTTCGTGGTAAAATAGACAGTGGTATTCTTTTTAGTTTGTCTGAAGCAAACAGTAAAGAATTGATGAATAATCTTAAAGATAAAAACTTTAACGAAGTTAGAAAGTGGGTTATACAAAACTTAGATAAAGAACCTAGTTCATTATTTACAGATATTTACGATAATCTTTATAACTTTTTAGATCCCAAATCAATACCTCAAGCAATATTAATCATTGCAGGTTATCAATATAAGGCAGCATTTGTAGCAGATCAAGAAATTAATATGGTTGCATGTTTAACCGAGATCATGGCAAATTGTAAATTCAAATGAGTTATGAATTAAAAGATTATTTAAAGGCCATCAACGAAACAAAAGAATCTTTATTAGATAGTGATGATTCTACATGGGAAAAGAAATACCCACCATATATTATAAATCGTTGTTTATCTATGTTTATAGATACCTTAATGCAAGCCAACGAAATGAATGGTCTACACTTTTTAGACAAAAAACTACAATTTCATTTTTTAATAAATAGTATCAGAAAAAAGAAGCGATTTGGTGGTAAATGGTTATCACAAACTAAATTGAAAAATTTAGAGTATGTAAAAGATTACTATGGTTACAGTAATGAAAAGGCAAGAGAGGCCTTAACTATATTGACCAAAGAACAACTTGAACATATAAAAGAAAAATTATATAAAGGTGGGAGAAATTAATGGTCGATAATATCAAATGGTCTATTGACGACATGTTGGAAGTCACTATCAAACAACCAGATGACTTTTTAAAAGTAAGAGAAACACTAACACGTATAGGTGTTGCATCAAGAAAAGACAAGACATTATTTCAGTCATGTCATATACTTCATAAACAAGGTAAATATTACATAGTACATTTTAAAGAGTTATTTGCTCTTGATGGTAAAACAGCAACATTATCAGAAAACGATATTCAAAGAAGAAATACAATTGCAGTATTACTTGCTGATTGGAATTTAATTGATATAGTACAAAAAGAAAAAGCAGAAAATAAAGCACCGTTAAGTCAAATTAAGGTGTTACCATTTAAAGAAAAAAAAGATTGGATATTATCTGCAAAATATAATATTGGTAAAAAAGTTACAAAAGATGATGAAACAAATGGTGAATAAATGCAAGTTCCTAAGTTTAAAGACTTTATAAACGAAGCAAGACAACAAGATGAAACCGATCCGATTACGGTTGTCATTATTAGTAAGTCATCACCTAAAGTAAAACAACAAAAATCAGGTAATAAAAAAACTAAAAAAGAAGTTACGGTTAGTTTTATACAACAGTCTTGTGAAAAAAGAAAAATACCTTGTTATTTAATCAATACTAAGTTTTCAATCATTACAGATAAAGACGAAGAAAAAAATACATTAACAATTTATAACTACGATGGTGAAGATAGTAAACAAACTTTTGTAGGTAAAAATACAGTTGTTATTACTCGTGCAGGTGCAGTAGAAGATGAGGCAGGATTATCTTTAATATCAGCATTTCAAAATTCTGGTGCATTTATGTTAAACACTAGATCGTCAATGTTAACATGCGACAATAAATTAACTTCTGCATTATTATTTGAAAAGTTTAATATACCTACACCTAAAACTGCATTTGTATCAAATGAAAAAAATCTTGAAAATGCATTAAAACTTGTAGGCAATAAATTTCCAGTTATAGTAAAAACATTAACAGGTACACAAGGTATTGGAGTTGTTAAAGTAGATAGTTATGATTCTTTAGTATCAGTAGTACAAGCATTATTTAAACATGATGCAGAATTATTATTACAAGAATATATGCCAACAGATTTTGACGTTAGAACTTTTGTAGTAGATAATAAAATATTTGCATGTACAAAAAGAGTTAAAAAATCAGGAGAGTTTAGATCAAATGTTCATCGTGGTGCAGTTGCAGAACCACATAAACTTTCAGATAAAGAAATTGAAATTGTATTAAGAACCGCTCGTGCTACAAAGGCTTATCTTGTAGGCATAGATCATATAATATACAAAGACAAAATTTATGTATTAGAAGCAAATGGTTCTCCAGGAACTGGTGCAGATTACGAAGGATATCACTACGAAGATTATATTGACACACCTGATACAACTGGTCCAATTAAAGGTAGTCAGTTAGTAGATAATGTAATTAAATATATTTCAAATCGTAAAAATTGGGACAGACAATCAATTATAGAAGTAGGTTATTTAGAAACAATAGATTTATCTACTGTAGGTAAAGTAAGAGCAAAATTAGATACAGGTAATGGTGCAGAAGCTTGTGCGTTACATGCTGAAGATATAGAAATTAAAGATGGTAAAGTATCTTGGAAATATAATGGTAAAAAACATTCAAGTAAATTAGAAGGTTATTTAAAAATATTTAGAGCAAACACAGATGATGGTGCAGGTGAAAAAAGACCTATAGTTAAATTGGATATGACATTTAATGGTTTTACATACAAAGATGTATTGTTTAGTTTAGATGAAAGAAAAAGATCAGCATCAGACGCATTATTAAATAGAGATGTAATTCGTAAAATGAACGCATCTGTAAATCCTAATAGAGAGTTTGTGTTAAGTAGAAGAATTAAACCAATTGACAAATAACAAATAATAGTATATAATAAAGTAAATTGAAAAGGAATATATCATGTCAGAAGTAAAACTCTTTAGATTAAGTACAGGTGAAGATTTAATAGGTCAAAAATTAGAAGAAAGTAACGATACTTTAACTCATATCAAAAACGCTTTTGTAATTGTACCAATGCAATCAAAACCAGGTGGACCAATGTCTCTTGCATTAACACCTTATATACCTTATGCAGAAGGTGATATTATAATACTTAAAACAGCAAATATAATAACAGAAACACAACCAAAATTAGATATCACAAATTCATACAATTCTCATTTAGGAACAGGCATAGTACAATTAAAAAAACCTAAATTGATTATTGATTGATGATAACAATATATTTTGTAAGAAACGGCTCTAAAATTAGAGTTGATGTACCCATTGGTATGACTTTAATGGAAGCAGCTAAAAAATACAGTGTAATAGATATAAGAGAAATAACTGCTGATTGTGGTGGTTGTTGTGCGTGTGGTACTTGTCATGTTATAATAGACGAACAGTGGATTGATAAGATTGCACCTATAAATGAAAACTATGCAGAATTAGATATACTAGAATTTGATAAACAATATAAAAAAGGATTGAGTAGATTAGCATGTCAAGTACAACTAACAAAAGAACATGACGGATTAATCGCTCACTTACTTAATGAAGATATTAGATAATGAATTTTTACAAATCAGTTATAGAATATAAAGGCAAACTTTTAGTTAGAGGTATTCTAAACGGTAAAGAATATAAAGAAAAATTAGATTATAAGCCTACTTTATATTCATTAACTCAAAAACAAACTCAATTTAAAACACTTCAAGGTTCTTATTTAACACCTATTCAATTTGATTCTATATCAGACGCAAGAGACTTTAAAAGAAATATTGCAACAGATAATTCACCTATCTATGGTATGGAAAGATATCAGTATCAATATATTTCTGACAACTATAGAGATGATGTAGAATGGCAAAAAGAGTTTATAAAAATATTTACATTAGATATAGAAACGGCCTGCGAAAATGGATTTCCCGATGTAGAAAATCCTATAGAAGAAATACTTTGCATTACAGTTAAAAATCAAAACAACAAACAAATTATTACTTGGGGTGTAGGTGATTATAAAACAGATAGACCAGATGTAACTTATGTAAGATGTAAATCTGAAAAAGAACTTATAAGACAGTTTATGGAATTTTGGTTAAAGAATTATCCTGATGTTATTACAGGTTGGAATACTAAATTTTTTGATCTACCTTATCTAATGAATAGAATAAGACAGATAACGGGTGATAAAGTTATTAATAGACTATCTCCTTGGAATCTTATTGAACGTGAAGTTATAGTAGTGCAAGGTCGTCCACAAACAGTTTATAATCTATTAGGTATTACTATGTTAGATTATCTTGATTTATATAAAAAATTTATACCAACTAAACAAGAAAGTTATAGATTAAATTATATCGGTAAAGTAGAACTAGGTGAAGAAAAGAATGATAATCCTTACGAAACATTTGTTGAATGGTATACAAAAGATTTTCAATCATTCGTAGATTATAATATTCAAGATGTTGAGATTGTTGATAAATTAGAAGATAAGTTAGGTCTTATTGAATTAGTTTTAACTATGGCATATGATGCTAAAGTAAACTATAATGATGTTTTTAGTCAAGTAAGAATGTGGGACACTTTAATATATAATTTTTTACGAAACGAAAATATAGCAATACCACCAAAAGAAGAAAATGTTAAAGAAGAAAAATATGAAGGCGCTTATGTAAAAGAACCTATATTAGGTTTACATAAATGGATTGTTTCTTTTGATATTAATTCATTATATCCACATTTAATTATGCAATATAATATTTCTCCAGAAAAGATTATTGGAGTTAAGTCTGATGGTATTAATGTTAATAAATTGTTAGATCATTCTACTCCACTAGATTATTTAAAAACAGAAGGTGCATGTATTACTCCAAACGGTGCATTATTTAAAAATGATAGTGCAGGTTTCTTACCTAGATTACTAGATAAGATGTATAAAGAACGAGTTGTCTATCGTGAAAAGATGATGGCAGCAAAAGTAGAATATCAAAAAACAAAAGATAAAAAATTACAAAAGTTAATTGCACGTTTCCATAATATACAATGGGCAAAGAAGATTGCATTGAATAGTGCATATGGTGCAATTGGTAATGAGTACTTTAGATATTATGACGTGAGACAAGCAACTGCTATCACAACATCTGGTCAATTTATAATTCGTTATATTGAAAAGAAACTTAATTCTTATATTAATAATATATTACAATCGCATGACGAAGTAGATTATATTGTGGCATCAGATACAGATTCAGTTTATCTTTGCTTAGATAAATTAGTACAACATGTATGTAAAGATAAAACAGAACTACAAGTATTAAAATTTTTAGATAAAGTTGTTAAGTCAAGAATTGAACCATTCCTTGAAAAATGTTTTATAGAACTTGCAGATTATACTAATGCGTTTGAACAACGTATGAAAATGAAACGTGAAGTAATTGCAAACAAAGGTATTTGGACTGCAAAAAAAAGATATATGTTAAACGTATTAGATGAAGAAGGTATTACTTTTGATGAACCTAAATTAAAGATCATGGGTATCGAGGCCATACGATCTTCAACTCCTGAAATATGTAGAGGTAAGATTAGAGAAGTTATCAAAATTATAATGAACAAAGATGAAAATACTTTAATAGATTTTGTCGCAAAATTTAGAGATGAATTTTCAAAATATGATCCCGAGATGGTTGCATTTCCTAGATCATGTAACAACATTAAAAAGTATGGTCATGCGTCTGATATATTCATTAAGGGAACACCAATACATGTTAAAGGTGCATTATTATATAATCACTATCTTAAATCAAATAAACTTACACAGAAATATCCATTAATTAAAGAAGGCGATAAGATTAAATTTTTATTATTAAAAGAACCAAATCCATTTAAATTTAATGTAATAAGTTATCTAACAACGTTACCAAAAGAGTTTAAATTAAAAGATTATGTAGATTACGATACTCAATTTGAAAAGACTTTTATTGATCCTATCAATTTTATTCTTAATTCTATTGGTTGGCATTATGAAAAACAAGCATCTTTAGAAAGTTTTTTTGTATAAAGTATTGATTTTTAAAAGAAAGTATAGTATAATAAAGTATGAAATATAAAGAATATTATTTAAAAGATGTTCTTGCAGGTGAAAAAAAATCACTGTTTACTGTAGTATCTACGTTTGCAGGAGGTGGAGGTTCATCAACAGGATATCGTTTAGCAGGAGGAAAAATATTAGCAATAAATGAGTTTGTAGAAGAAGCAAGAAAAACTTATAATGCTAATTATCCAACTACTCTTATAATACCAGATGATATTAAAAAGTTAACAGGTAAAAGTATTTTAAAACAAGTGAAGTTAAAAGAAAAAGAATTAGATATATTAGATGGTTCGCCACCATGTTCTGCATTTAGTGTTGCAGGTTCATTATCTCATGGTGAAGGCAATACGCATAAAGATGGATTTGGTAAAACAAAACAATATTCAGATATAGATGAAGTAACTAATGTTGAAGATTTATTTTTTGAATTTTTAAGAATAGCAAAAGATATTAAACCTAAAATAATTATAGGTGAAAATGTTAAAGGTTTGACAATAGGAGAAGCAGTAAATTACTATCATAAAATATTAAATACTTTTGAAAGTATTGGATATTATGTAACATCTAAAGTTTTATCTTCAAAAAATTTTGGAGTTCCACAATCAAGAGAAAGAACATTTTTTATAGCAGTAAGAGAAGACGTTGCTGACAAATTAGGAATAAGTTTTTTAAATATGTCATCTTTATTTCCAAAAGAAAATGATGAGATAGTTACATTAGGAGAAGCAATTGATGGTATTGATAATGATAAAGAAGAAGTGCAAATGTTATTAGATTCATTAGGCCCAGAAAAAGCAGCAGGATTAACTTTATCAAAGATGCCAAAAAATCCTAATAAAATATTAACTGGAATGGATTACCATCCAAAGAAACATCATTTTAATTTAAAAAGAACAAGTAGTAAACTTCCATGTCCAACAATTACTGCAATGGGTAATTTTGCTAGTTTTCCTGGAGTATGTCATTACGGAGAAGATAGAAAGTTTACAATAAAAGAATTAAAAAGAATTATGTCATTACCAGAAGATTATATCTTAACAGGAAAACATAATAAACAATCAGAACGAATTGGACGAATGGTTCCTCCATATATGATGAGGGCCATTGCAGAATCCGTTTATAGTAAAGTATTAAAACCATATAAGGAGTTAAATGACTAAATTTACGTTTGCAACATCAGAAGAAGGATTTGATAATCATATAGAAAATTCAGTAAGAGGTTATAACAATCTTTGGAATGATGTATTATCAATGTCAAAATACTTTATTGAAGATAATACAAACGTAATTGATATAGGTTGTTCTACAGGTAAATTATTAAAATCAATGATAGATCAAAATAAAAAACATATACCAAAAGCAAGTTATACTGGTATAGAAATAGAAGAAGATTTTTTTAAACATTACGATAAAGATATAAACAAATATCCAGAATTATCTTTTTATAGAGATGATGTTAGACAATATGAATTTGTAAATTGTAGTTTAGTAACATCAATTTTTACATTGCAATTTATGCCACCCAAAGATAGAGAATATACAATTAATAAAATATATCAAGGTTTAAATCATGGCGGTGCATTTATTTTTTCAGAAAAAACTTTTAGTTGCGATCCTCAAGTACAAGATATGATGACATTTATGTATTATGATTATAAAAGAAAAAGTTTTAGCGAAAAAGAAATATTAAATAAAGAAGTACAACTAAGACATATGATGAAACCTAATACTAAAAATGAAATTTTTGACATGCTTGATAAGGCAGGTTTTAAACATCATGTCTTTTGGCAGAATTTTAATTTCGTAGGGATTATTGCATTAAAGAAATAATTTTGTATAAATAAGTTTATATATATTGAAGTGAAAGTGAAAACAATTTTTAATTTAGAGAGAGATGGAACAGAATAAACTTTTAATACACAAACATTTAATTATTAGAGCCGAAGTGAAAAATCCCCCAAAAAACGAAGAACAATTAACGCAATGGTTGAAAAACTTTATTTCTTTTATAGATATGAAGGTCTTGATGGGGCCGTATGTAAAGTATTGTGATACACCTGGTAATCGAGGTATTACTGGAGTTGCAGTCATAGAAACAAGTCATATTGCAATGCACGTTTGGGACGAAACTGATCCCGGGATAATGCAGTTTGACGTTTATAGTTGCTCAGAATTTGATCCATACAAGATTGCAGATAAACTTCAAGCTGATTTTGATGTAGTTAAATTAGATTATAAATTCCTTAATAGAGAAACGGAATTAAAACCAATAAGACTTAAAAAAGATACAATGAAAAATTATGCAAATAGTATTAATAGACCAGTTTCAGAATCCACCATATACAATATCGCCTGAGTTCCCTCCAAAAGAACTTGACAATGTTAAACAAATGTTATATAATGAAGGTATAAAAGATTACGTATTAATAAGAACTGAAAAGGAACGACTTGAATATGAACAGCTTTCTCAAAGACATAATTAAAGATGTAGGTAATGAATATGCAACACTTGTAAGTGAGGGTGTTGATAGTGCAGATATAACAAGTTTTATAGATACAGGTTCATACTCTTTTAACGCATTATTATCAGGAAGTATATTTGGAGGTCTACCAAGTAATAAAATTACAGCAATTGCGGGTGAAGCAGCAACAGGTAAAACATTCTTTGCTTTAGGTATTTGTAAAAACTTTTTAGATAAAAATAAAGATGCAGGTGTAATTTATTTTGAATCTGAAAGTGCAATTTCAAAAGAAATGATTGTAAGTAGAGGCGTAGATGCAACACGAATGGTTATAGTACCAGTTGCAACAGTACAAGAATTTAGAAATCAATCAATAAAAGTATTAGACAAATACTTAGAACAACCAGAAGATAAAAGAAAACCTTTAATGTTTGTATTAGATAGTTTAGGTATGTTATCTACAACTAAAGAAATGGAAGATACAGCAGAAGGAAAAGAAACACGAGATATGACAAGAAGTCAAATCGTGAAATCAACATTTAGAGTTTTAACATTGAAACTTGGCAAGGCAAAAGTTCCAATGATAATGACCAATCACACCTATGATGTCATAGGTTCTATGTACCCACAAAAAGAAATGGGTGGTGGTTCCGGTCTTAAATACGCTGCCTCATCAATCATCTATCTAGGCAAAAGAAAAGAAAAAGATGCCGAAAACGAAGTGATTGGTAATATTATCCACTGTAAAAACTACAAGTCAAGGTTAACAAAAGAAAATGCACAAATTGATGTAAGACTAACATATAAATCTGGTTTAGACAGATATTATGGTTTGTTAGAAATTGCAGAAGAAGCGGGCATATTCAAAAAAGTATCAACACGATATGAATTACCAGATGGCACAAAAGTATTTGGTAAATCTATCAATGATGAACCTGAAAAGTATTTTACAAAGGAAATATTAAAACAGATAGATGACACAACAAGAAAAAAGTTCCTCTACGGAACCGATTAATACAAAATATCTTTTTGTTCAAAAAGAAGGTGACGACTTTACTTGTATCAAATTAGTTGAAGACAAGTATATGGGTATCGTTTACAAATATGGTAAAGTTACGTTTGCAAAAGATCCAAATAAAGATGGAAAACTACCTATGAAATTTGACTATACTTTATTAAAAAATCCTGATAATGTAGATACTACAACGCAAGAATTTATAGATTATATAGGTGACATATTAATAGAATTATTAGAAAAACAATTGACTGAAAATAAAGTAACTTATGAATAATGAACGTATAGAAATTACAATACTTCGCAATTTTATATTTAATGAAGACTTTACGAGAAAGGTATTACCTTTTTGTAAAGAAGATTATTTTACAAATAGAATTGAAAAAATTTTATTTAAAGAAATTGATATATTTGTAAACAAATATAAAAACATACCTACAAAAGAAGCATTAACTATAGAACTTGGTCAAAGAAAAGATATCAATGAAGATGAATTTAAATCTGTAAAAGAATTACTAACAACTATAAATGATGAAAAAGTAGATTTACAATGGTTATTAGATACTACCGAAAAGTTTTGTAAAGATCGTGCTGTTCACAATGCAGTATTAACTGGTATTAAAATATTAGATAAAAAAGATCCTAGACTTACACCAGAGGCAATACCTGGTATTCTTGCAGATGCATTGGCCGTTTCTTTTGATAACCATATAGGACATGATTATATAGAAGATGCAACAAGACGATTTGATTTCTATCATACAAAAGAAAAGAAATATCAATTTGATCTATCTTATATGAATCGTATTACAAAAGGCGGTGTACCACCTAAAACTTTAAACATTGCATTGGCAGGTACGGGTGTTGGTAAATCTTTGTTTATGTGTCATTGTGCTTCTAGTTTTTTAACACAAGGTTTAAATGTATTGTATATTACATTAGAAATGGCAGAAGAACGAATAGCAGAACGTATAGATGCAAATTTATTAGATGTTACAATGGACGATCTTCATTCAATGCCTAGACAATTGTATGATGATAAGATATTAAAGATACAAAATAAAACAGTTGGCAAACTAATTATAAAAGAATATCCTACAGCATCAGCACATTCTGGTCATTTTAGAGCATTGTTAAATGAACTTGCATTAAAAAAATCTTTTAGACCACATGTAATCTTTATTGATTATTTAAATATATGTTCCAGTAGTAGATTTAAAGGAGGAAATATATCTTCGTACTTCTTCATAAAGGCGATTGCTGAAGAACTACGAGGTCTTGCTGTAGAATTTAATGTACCTATTTTTAGTGCGACACAAACAACAAGAACAGGTTTTGTAAGTACAGATATTGGTCTTGAAGATACTTCAGAATCGTTTGGTCTACCTGCAACGGCCGACTTTATGTTTGCATTAATATCAAATGAAGAATTAGAAGCATTAGGTCAAATGAAAGTTAAACAATTAAAAAATCGTTATAACGACCCTAGTATCAATCGTGCATTTATAGTAGGTGTAGATAGAGCAAAAATGAGATTATATGATGTGTCAGTTAATGCACAAAATATAGTAGATGGTAATCAAACAAAAATAAATCCAAAATCAAGTTACGATAAATTTTCAGATTTTAAAATATGATAGTTAATAAATTAGAAACAGTTTGTTTTATTAATAAAATAAAAGAACATAAAAATATTAAACAATCAATTTTAAATCTTATTAAAACAATACCTTTAAATAATTATAAAACCGATAGAGAAACTATTTCGCATACAGATTGGAACTTACCTAAAAATCATAAAAGAGAATATTTAGATTTTTTTTATAAAATTATATCACCATATATGGATAAGATTATGAATAAATTATATTGTACAGATTGGAAAATAAGAAATGCTTGGTTTCAACAATATGAAAAAAATAATGAACATAATTGGCATAATCATAATGAAGCAAATTATACAAATGTATATTATTTAGAAATGCCTGACGATAATATGAAAACAGAATTATATGATATTTTAAATAAAAAAATAATTACTTTTGATTTAAAAGAAGGTGATTTATTTACTTTTCCAGCAAACATATTACACAGATCAAAAAAAATTAATATTGATAAAAGAAAAACAATAATATCTTTTAATAGTGATTTTGAAAAAGTTAATTTATAAACTATATGGAAAAAAACATGAAAAGACAAAAAGTAAGATTTCATAAGAGTGATAAAAGACCTAGTTATTTGTCTGAAACATTAACTTATGAAAAGAAAATGGTTAAAAAAGGTAGAAGTATATTTTGGCAAGCTATCGAACAACCTACTAAGACTATTATTAAACAATCGTTCTTCGAAGAAGATATAGAAAAAATAGTTAACTTTCAAAACGAACATAAACAATGGCAAAGAAATGGTGGTATTCCTAAATTTCTTTGCGATCATATATATTGACATTATACTAAAAATAATGTAATAAATATGATATATGCCTACTATATCACCAACTTATATACAAAAAGGAGTTAAAAATCCTTATTATATAATTGAACCAAGTATTGATATAACTGTAAAATCTCAATTAAAAAAATTAAAAGTTAATTTTAAAAATATTGTTTATAAATGTGTTACCGATGTTACGGGTAAAAATGTATATTCATCTAGCGGTCATTTTCAATTTCAATTAGTTGAAAAAGATCCATCTTCTTTAGAATCTAAAAAAGATAGAATATTACAATATAATGTAAAATTAACAGGAAAAAATGTTAAAGGTCATTATGGACAAGCTACAAGAAAAGATAGTACTGCATCATCAAATGTTAATGAATATTGTACAGCACATTTTTTAGTAAATAAATTTTCAACCGTAAAAGATTTTAATTTTTTTTCTTGTAAAAACAAATCAAAATTAACAGGAGTTTTAGATGGTGATAATAAAAATATAACTTATAATGATGTTTGTCTTTTATTAGATAGAGACGAAACGATGGAACGAGATGTTACAATAGGATATAGAAATTCCTTAGCTGTAAAAAAAGATTTAAAAAATAAAACAGTAAAAAAATATTTTTGGGTTCCTAGAGGAAAACCCGATAATATATCACCCAAAAATCCTTCAGATATAATATTACAATTAAACAATGGTAATTATGTAGGTTATTCATTAAAAATTATTTCAGGTGAAAAAGATGCAACACCTAAATTTAATACAAACATAACTGCTTTTTATAGCAAATTAGAAAATAAAGATCAATTAAAATCCATAGAAAAATTAATAAACAAATCTTGGAATGATGCAACAAAAAAAATAACAATACAAAATAAAAATGCTTATGATGCAATAAATAATTTTGATATTGAAAAAGAAGCATTTAGTGAAAGTTCTTCAAAAGACGCTTTTTCAAGTTTAGCAAAAGAATTTAAAAAAGATAAATTAGATTTTTATGCAGATGGTTTTTATTATATTTTTAGAAATAATTTAATAAAAAATCTTGCATTAAAATTAAAAGATAAAGAAAATCTTGTTTATTTTTTAAATACAATTTATTTTTATACTTACGATGATCCTAGAGTAGAGTATACTCCATGTCCTTATAAATTATTAATAGGAAAAGAATTAGGAGAAAGTACTATAAAAGATGTTGCTGCCGACACAAAATTAAAAGATGTTTTAATTAATAAAAAACTTTCAAATTTAGATGATATTAGTTATGAATATGATAATCAATCACAATCTTTTTCTATAAATTTTAAATTTAAAGATTTTAAAGTTGCTATACCAGTAACTTGTAGAACAAGAGCTACTGGAGGATGGTCAGGAAAATCTTTATATATTAATACACCAGGATTAAAAATTATATAAATATATAAATTGATATAGTATATGGTTAGTTTGATTTTGTTTATGGGAACGATGAGAGGTACATGTTTAGTTTTAAAGGATTTATAACAAGCGGTGGTAAAAAAAATACACACCTAGAACATTTAGAAGATTCAATAATAGATCGAGGGCAAAAAGGAGCTCGAGATGCTATATTCTTTATTAAATCAATAAGAAAAATGTTACAAGGTCACGTTGGTGGTCGTTTAAATGTAACAGTTAAATGGGATGGAGCACCATCTATTATTTGTGGTGTTAATCCAGAAAATCATAAGTTCTTTGTAGGTACAAAATCAGTCTTTAATAAAACTCCAAAACTTAATTATACAACAGGTGATATTAGAAAAAATCACGAAGGTGTTCTTGCAACTAAATTAGAAATTTGTTTAAGAGAATTATCTAAACTAGGTATTCAAGGTATTGTACAAGGTGATTTATTATTTACAAAAGGCGATGTAAAAACTGCAACAATAGATGATGAAGACTGTTATGTTTTTACTCCAAATACAATTACTTATGCAGTGCCTGTTAAAAGTGATTTGGGTCGTAGAATAGGTAGAGCTAGATTAGGTATTGTATTTCATACAATGTACACAGGCAGAGATATGCAAAATTTGTCTGCAAGTTTTGGTTCTATTAAAGGTTTTCCAAAAATGCCTTCTATATTTGTTACAGATGCAGTTTATAAAGATGAATCCGGTACAGTTACATTTAATAATTCAGAACTTTCACAAGTAGATAGTATAATTGCGATGGCAGAAGGTTCTCTATCAAAATGTGCATCATTTTTAGATACACTATTGACAAATGATCCTTTAACAGTAGGATATAAATTAAAATCATTTTTTAATTTCGTTATCAAAACTCAAGGAGAGTTTGGTAAAATAAAAGAACTAATGACTGAATTTAGACAGTATTTTATAATTATGTTACAAAAAGAAATAGACGCAGTAACAAGAGAAGAAACAAAAAACAAATATAGAAAAATAAGAGAAGGTGGTTTAGATTTTATAGATAGAAATCAATCACAATTATATTTTGCGATGGCTACATATATGTCATTGCAAAGAGCAAAAAACTTTTTAATAAACAAAATGAATAAAATTCAAAGTATTGGTACATTTATGAGAACACCTAATGGATTTAGAACAACAAATCCTGAAGGTTATGTTGCCATAGATCGTGTCAAAGGTGCAGTTAAACTTGTAGATAGATTAGAGTTTAGTCGTGCTAATTTTACAGTTGCCAAGGACTGGCTGAAAGGATAAAATGAAAACATTTAAAGACTACGAAAAAATAGATGCAATATGCGAAGCAATGAAATGGGAAGAACTATTAGAAGAAGAAGCGGAACACGAAGGTAAAAAAGTTACTTTAAACAAACCTCATAGGACATCAGGTGGCCCTAAAAAATTTTCAGTATATGTTAAAAACGACAAAGGTAATGTTGTTAAGGTAAACTTTGGAGATCCAAATATGGAAATTAAACGAGATGATCCTGCAAGACGCAAATCATTTAGAGCAAGACATGGTTGTGATAATCCAGGCCCTAAATGGAAAGCAAATTATTGGTCATGCAGACAATGGAGAGCAGGAGCAAAAGTAGAAGATTAAATGTTTAAACTAATACAAGAATCTGTAGTAGATATACCTAGACGTACTTACGCTAAAGATATATTTGATTATGCAGATACAGAAGAACCAAAATTAAAACAGTCTGTATTGAACATAATCAATGCACAATTAGATAAATTTAATTCAATTTATCCAATTAAAAAATATAGTTTAGTAGGTTCATCTATTACAAAACAATATCGAAACGATGCAGATTTAGATGTCAATGTTTTATTTGACGTAGCACCTGCAGATAGAGAAGCCGTTCGATTAATGTTATCGCATCAATTAAAAGATATAAATGGTAAATTAATTCCAGGAACAAAACACCCTATAAATTATTATATCATTACTGATCCTTTTATTAAAGAAACTAATGATGCTATGGCAGATGGTGTATTTGATATTAAAAATAATACATGGATAAGAAAACCAAAAGAATTTAAATTTGATCCACAAAAATATGCATCAGATTTTGAAAAAAAAGTAAAAGAAATTGATGTTGCAGAAGGTGAATTAAAAAGAGATATTATAGATTATGAAGATTTAAAAGAATTAACTACAGATGATGTTTTAAATTTACATGAAATTATAAATGAAAAATTAACTAAAATAGATGATGATATTAAACATATAATTGCTATAGGTGACGATGTAGTTAAAGCTAGACGAGATGCTTTTGCAACAGATATGACACCAGATGAAATTAGAACATTTGGTAAAAAGAATTTGTTACCTAAAAATGTTATCTATAAGATGTTAGAAAAATATCATTATTTAAAATTATATCATCATTTAAAAGATATTTTACACGATGGTAAAATTACAGACGCAGAAATACGTTCTATACAGACGGAAGATAAAGAAAATGATACAGTAATGATGTATAAGTTAACAGGCAAAGCAATGAAGGCTGTGCCTGGTTCTATAATACAAAAAGAAATTATAAAACAATTAAATGTTTACAGAAAAAAATTAGGCATGGAACCTATAACAGAAGCAACAAATAAGTCACTTGCATTTACTTTTGGTCGATTTAATCCACCTACTATAGGACACGAATTACTAATTAAAAAAATTGCATCATTAGGTATGGATTATAAAATATTTTTAAGCAGATCATACGATCCTGCAAAAAATCCATTATCTCCAGCTGACAAATTAAAATGGTTGCAAACAATATTTAAATATAATGCAAGTCATATAATGATTATGCCTACTAATATGATATTAGAATTAGCAACAAAAATTTATAATATGGGTTATACTAATATAACAATGATAGTAGGTAGTGATAGAGTAAGAGAATTTGATACAATATTAAAAAAATATAATGGAGAAAAAAACAGACATGGATATTATAAATTTACAAAAATTAATGTAGTATCAGCAGGAGAAAGAGATCCTGATGAAGAAGGCGTTTCAGGAATGAGTGCAAGTAAATTAAGAGAATATGTAAAACGAGGAGATTTTAAAAATTTTAAAAGAGGTATACCAGGAAATTTATCTGATAAACAATTAAAAGATTTATTTTTTGATGTAAGAAAAGGAATGGGATTATCTATTAGATTAGCTGCAGAAGTAGAAACAAATAATAAACTTAAAACACTAAAAGAATTTGAAACTCAACAAGTAAGAGATTTGTATTTAAGAGAAATGATATTTAATATTAATGAACAAGCACACAATATTAAATTAGATATAAAAGGAAAAGTAGTAAGACGAGGAACAAATTATATTGTAATAGAAGATACAAATAACAATTTACACAAATCATGGATTTGGGATTGCATACCTATTGCAGCAGATAGAGAAATAGAAGTTAGAGAATATAATTTAAACGTTGATTACGGATTTCAAGCCGTATCAGAAATTAAGGAATCAATAAAAATGAATGATGAAAAAAAAGAAGGTTATGATATAGGACATGATTGGGCACAACATACTGCTAAAATGACACCAGGTGAACCACAATATGATCCAAATTATTTAAAAAAACAAAATACACCTGAAGAAAACATGTATAAACCAAGTAAACCAACTGAAAATACAACACAAATTTCAACACAAGAAATAGAAGATTGGTCACTTGCAAAAGATACATTAGATAAATATAGAGAAAGATACGGTGATAATTATCAGTCTAAAATAGACGAAGTAAAAAAGAAAATGATGTCTTTTAAAGATTTTAATAAGGATAAAAAATAATGAGTTTTATAAAATCATCTTACGAAGCATATAAATTAGTTGAAGCATTAGAACAACAAACACAAGAACGTGAAGTTTCTATGGCTCGTTCAAATGCCGCAGCTATATTAGATAAATCAATAATTTTAAGAGACATTCTAACAAAAGAACCAAATAAAGCACAAGGTTTAAAACCTTGGATAGAATCCAAAATTACAACTGCAACAAATAATGTTGTAATGATACATGATTATTTAAAATATTATCCTACAATAAAAGCAAAATACAAAGAAATAAAAGAAGAAGTAACCAAAGATGAAGTAGATATGGTTATTGCTTCTTTAAATAATATGATACATAAATCAAATGAAATAGGTGAAATGATGGTTTATATGAGAGATCATAATACAGAATTAGAACCATGGGTATCATCTAAATTGCAAACCGCAAAAGATAATGTATCAGCTGTTTACGATTATATGGTTTACAATCCAGATTTAAATGAATCAACTGATTTAACAGAACGTGAAAAAAAGTTTTCATTAATACCTCCTTCTCATAAAGCTGCTTATCATAACATGCCATCTGCACCTTTAAAAAAAGATACTTATATAGGTGATCTAAAAGGACAAATTAATTCTACACAACTTGCAAATATTAAAAAAGATTGGGAAAAAAAATCTGCAAAAGATATTACTCCAGAATTAAAAGCATTTATAAAAAAATTGGATATACCAACAAAAGTTGCAATAGGTCAAGCAAACATAAATGTACTTTCAAAATTAGTTAAAGAAGAAGTAGAGTTAGAAGAAGCATCTTTAACTGCAATACATAAAATGCAAAAAGATGGTAAGTCTATAGAAGATATAGCAAAAGAATTAAAATTAGATACAAATCTAGTCAAAAGAATTTTAGGTGAAGAAACTGCTGCTGAAAAATTACAAGCAAAACAAAAGAAAAATAAAATTATTCAACAACCACAAATAGATAAGACTGCTGCTGATGTAGTAGATGTAACTAAACCAGGTGGAGGATTTGGCCCTACTCTTGCTGTTGAAAGAAAAATAGTAGATACAGTTAATATGGAAGAAAAAGATGAATTTAAACCACATTATATGTATGAACCTAAAACTGGTAAAAAAGAATGGGTTACTACTATGGCAAAACATCTCGAATTAGATAAAAAGGGTTGGGGACATGAATCAGTAAAAGAAGAAAAAAATTGTGGTTGTGGTCAAACACCTTGTATTACTTATGGAAAACAAGTAGATGAACATATTGTAAAAGTAAAAGGCGGTTACGAATTAAAATCTAAATCAACAGGCAAAAATTTAGGAACATATCCTACAAAAGCAGGTGCAGAAAAAAGAGAACGTCAAGTTCAATATTTTAAACATGCTAATGAAAGTGTACAAGAAGCAAAAGAAGCTACAGGTAATTTAAAAGACGCATGTTGGACAGGTTATACTGCAGTAGGATTTAAAATGAAAAATGGTAAAAGAGTACCAAATTGCGTACCAAAATCTGAAGCATATAAAGGTGCTAAAAAGGTTGTAGAAAACGCATTTAAAAAAATAAAAGGAAAAAAATAAATGACAAAGTATTTACAATCAAGACCAGGTAGTATAGAAGAAATTACAAAACAATTAATGGACGATTATCAAGCATTTTTTAAATCAGAATTAGAAAAAGCTGATAAATCAATACCATCAATGACTGATTCAGAAAAGAAAGCATTTTTTGACAAAGTTGCAAAAGACTACAATAATCAAAAAGAAGAAGTAAAACCAGGTAGTTTTAAAGACAAGATAATGAAAAAAATAGGTCAACCTATAAAAGATTATAATAAGAAAAAAGAAGATGTAGAAAAAGCACCACAGGGTCACGAAATGAGATCAGGTAAACTTTTATTAGAACCTAAAAAAGACGATTTAAAAAAACAACCTAAAATGCAACAAGAAGCAACTTCACAAGATGTATCTGTTGAATTAGAAAATAAAAATAATACCATGTTGGTTGTAAATCCTAAAAATAAAAAACCAGGTATTGATGGTGTTAAAAAAATTAAAAAAAGCGAATGGCCTGAACATCAAAAACAAGGTTATATACAAGCAGAAGACACAGAAGCAGATAAAGAAAATGAAAAATTAAGAGTATTCAGTGGCGAAAGAAAACCTGTTAAATTAAAAACAGAAGATGCAATTGCTGATAAAGAAAATGAAAGTCAAAAGAAAAAAGGTGGAGAAAAAGATTTTGTTAAAAAAGCAGTTGAAGGTCGATCAGATATTATTAATGAAGATGAAAAGAAAAAAGTAGATGTTAAAAAAGATAAAAAGGGCGAAAAAGATGTTAATGTTCAAATTGAAGTAGAGGCAGTTGATCCTGAAAGAATACAAAAATTGACACAACATATACAAGATTTAAATAAAAAAACAAATGAATTAGATAAATCAAAATCAGATTATAAAACTAAAAGTGCAATTTTGCAATCTGATACAACTACTGCAAAACTTAAACTTGCTGATTTAACAAAAAAGAAAGCTTCAGAAGTTCAAAATCCAAATGATAGAGTAAAAACTGAAGCAGTAAAACCTAATTATAAATCAATGAAAAAATCTTTAAAATCTGAAAAAACAATGACCGGTAAGATTGCTGAAAAAATAGATACGGAACCCACATTAAATAAAAAAGAATAATTTTTTTTATGAAAGATTTGCCTCGTATATACTGCGACATGGACGGAGTATTATGCGACTTTAAAGCACTGGCGGAACAAATTGTTGGAATGAGCATGCAACAATGGATAAATGAACCCGGTCACAAATATAAAACTATAAAAGAAAAGTGGGCGCCAATTATTAATTATCCAAACTTTTGGCAAAAACTTCCTTGGATGGCAGGCGGTTCTTTTTTATGGTCTTATATTAGTAAATATAAACCTCATTTACTATCTGCTTTTGTAGAACAAACATTTGATCCTCATTGTATTCCTGGAAAAAAACAATGGGCAATGTCGCATCTTTCTATTCCAGTAAATAGAATAAATTTAGTTAGAAGAAAAGATAAAAAAAATTATGCTAAAGTTAATGGAAAACCTGCAATATTAATAGACGATTATATTAAAAATGTAACTGAATTTACTGCAAGAGGTGGTATAGGTATACTTCATACTAATGCATCGCATACAATTGATCAATTAAGAAAACTAGGCTTTGAGTAGTTTTTTTTATAAATAGTACTGTTATAACAAAAATACTTATTAATTAATAGGGAGAAAAACAATGAGTTTATGGGGAATACATGCCAATAAAACTGCAAGTGGTACTGTAGAAATTACAAGTTCAGGTGATGTCACAGGAACTGGTACTGCGTTTACAACACAAGCAAAAGTTGGCAATTATATTACAGTCGGTCAAGTTGATTACTTGATACGTTCTATCGCAAGTGATACTTCTGCGACAGTTATAAATGGTACTGTAAAAGGTATTGATTACGGTACATCAGGTGCTGTTACTGCAGTTGGTTCTACTACTGCATATAAATTATCAGAAAAACCAAAATATGTAACAACTGCTGAATCTAACATTCCATCAGGAGTATCTGGTGATTCTACAAAAGTTGTAGGTATTTCAGCTGGTTCAGTTGCACGTTTAACACATGCAGGTTGGGTTAGAGAAATAGTTGGTTCTGGCGGCAGATCAGGTAGAACAACACACGAAGTTTTAGTAGTTACAAAAAATATAGTTAACTAGATAAAGACATTTCATAGCGAGTTTAATTACTCGCTATGTCATATAAATATATAAACAAAGTGGTCTAGGTATTACCTAGAGTAGCATTCCCGAAAGGGTTAATAGGAGATAAAAATGGCAGATAAGAAAATCACACAGCTGACCGATTTAGGTACAGCAATTGCAACAGATACATTATTTAACGTAGTTGCAAATCCAAGTACAACACCAATCAATAACAAAGTATCAACTGCAAATATTTTTAATAATATACCAACATATATTGGATTAAAACAAACTGCAGATACTTTAAATGCTAGTGGAGCAGCAAATATTACTACTGCAGTTACATTGGTAGATTCAACATCAGGTACTACAGCAGTTTCACTTGCAACAGGAACTGATGGTCAAATTAAAACAATAGTTTTTACCGCAGGAACTAATCCAGTAAATATTACACCAACTAATTTAGCAGGATATACTTCTATAACTTTAAGTGCAGTAGGTAGAACAGTTACATTAATGTTTAAAAATAGTTATTGGTATATTATTGCTGGTAATAATTATAGCGCAACATAATAAAGGTATAATATGATTATTGATGAAACTATATTAAATTCAGAATTAAAATTATTAAAAACAGATTTTGATAATTTAACTGATAAAATAGCAAAAGTAGAAGTTGATTTAAATCAAATGAAAGCAAATTTAAATGCAATTCATGGTGCCATGCAACAAATTGATAAACTAATAAAAATGGCAAAGGATCAACAATGAAACGTTTTAAATCTTTTACAATTGAAGAAGATTTAAAAGAATTTGAAGAAGATATATTAAAAAATGAAACTAATAAGGAAAAAGAAATGAAATCATTTAAACAACATATTAAAGAAAATGCTCACTATGAGGGTGATGCACAAGGTGTTGGAACTAGTGATAACCAAAATTCTATTGAAGATAGTAGAATAGGTGCTCACAATATTGATAATCCAGAAGTATTAAAAATGGTTAATGCTTTTGTAGGATCAATAGCGGACAACGAATACCTAAATCCAGATAATGCGATTTCTATATTAAGAGAAAAATTAAGTAGAATTGGATTAACTTTTGACGAACATATTAAATTAGAAGGTGACAATGGAACTGTTGCTGTAGATTTAAAACAATTTGGCGGAAGATATGGAAAAGGTCTTGATACTAAACCTGAAGATGTAATTAATGACGATGGTATAAGTCACCGTAAATCGGGTGGGTTAAAACTAGAGTTTAAGTTTGAAAAATTAAGTAACAATACTTCTAAGGTTTACGCAAAGCTAATTTAAAGATTAGCGATGTTTAAACAGATTACCAAAGACAATTGGTTATTGTTTGCACAACATCATTATGATAATCCAACTCTTGAAAAAGATAAAGAGTTTTACGAAGATTTAAAAAGATTTAAATATCTTAAAAGATTATTTCGTAGATATGTTTTTACAGGAGAGTTTAATATAAGATTAGTTGTAAATCATATAATTGTTTTGCAAAATGTTTTTGGTGTAGAGGCCGCAGTTACATTATTGTTATATAAATTAGATACTCGATTTTGGCCTGCATTAAAATCTGTTTTAGATTATTTAAATTTTTTGTACCCGCATGAATTACAAGAAATTAAAAGTGATGAAAAAGTAAAACAAATATTAAAAGAATTATAATGGCAAATAGATTAGTAGATTTATTAATTACTTATAGAATAGTTAAAGGTATGACAACACCTTTTGATAAAACAGATGCATTTAAATTAGGTATTATAGATAAAAATGGTAAAGTATTAAGAAAAGCAAAAGACCTTAATACTGAACAGGAAAAAGATGCATATACAATTTTAGATCGATTTATATTTAATATAAAAAGAATAATGGGCAAATTTGGTTTAAATAGTTCGTTATCATCTTTTGCAGTTGCATTAGCATTATTTTTAAAAGAAAGTAAAGAAATGCAAAAACATAAATTATTAATAGAAAGTACAATAATATCTTATCTTAAACAGATTAATGTATATGATAATATGATAAAAGAAGTTAAAGATATAAAAGAACATAATGAAACACCTATTATGACTTGTTTTGGAATAGATATATATGAAAGAAAAGGAGAATTAGTAACAGAATATGAAAACGCTTAAAAATTTTTTAAAAGAACAAAAAGAAGAATTACCACCACCATTTATAGAACAAATTAAAAAATATACTCATTTTAATGATCATTTTAAAGCAAGAGCATATATCGCTACATTAATGGGAAATAAAAGACTTGCAAAATTATACGATTCGTTAGAAAAATTACATGACGAATATCATAGTTATTTTGGTAATGATGTAATTGATCTTCGTTCAAAACTTGAAATAAATTTAAAAAATGATATTAGAAATCATTATTCTAATTGGGAAAAAATAATCAAAGCATTATAAAAAAGTAATAAAATATGAAAACATATAAAGATTGGAAAAAGAAATTTAAAAAAGAAGATGGTGGCGGAGGTGCTGGAGGTGGCGCTGCAGGTGCAGGAGCTGTTGCTGCTAATAATGTAGGCAGTGGAAATATTGCAGGTGTAGGAGTAGGGCCTGCTGGTGAGCCCGGAGTTTCCCCTGGTTTTGGTAAAGATAAAAAAAGAAAAAAACTTAAAATATCTACTATAGATGGTATGTTAAAAACAAATATAAAAGAAAATAGAGATAATAATAATGTTATATTAAAACAAGTATTAGATGGTTTAGATAAAGTCGATATTGCTATTGATACTATGAACGCACCTAAAACTAAAATTAAAATTGTACAAGAAGAACCTAAAAAATCATTTAAAGAAAAATATAAATTATAATGACAGAAAAGAAAAAAACATATAAATCGTTTAAAGAGTTTGCAAAAGATTATTTAAAAGAATATGACGATAATTCAAATTTTGTAGGAGTAGGGGGGTTTGGTATAGGTAGTTTAGATAGTTTTAAACCAGAATTTGATTTGGGAGATACTGCTCCTGATAACAGAGGAAGTGGAGATAGTAGAGGAACTAAACCAGAAACTGCAAATACTAGTTCATCAAAAAATTTACAACATGCATTAAATAGAAAAGATCATAAAAAAATAAGTGCAGGAGCAAAAACATTAACAGGTGAACCTGCAACTAAAATTGAAATAGAACCGCATGATCCGGGCGGAGACAATTTAGGTGAAAAAGTAAATTTATTAGATAAATTGAAAAAACATGATAAAACATTATAATAAGATATGGTCGCCCATATTTTTTAAATTATCAATCACAAGTTACATTTTAAGTCAATATTACCCTACAACCATGTGTAATCATAGTAAAATCAACACTTTTAACTGGTTTTTAGACATAATAACAAGTCTAAATAGTATGACAGTTATGTGGTTTCTTATGGGTCTAGTACATTTAAGTGCTTACTGGACTAAAGAATGTAACTGTAAAAAACAAGGAGAATAAAATGATTCAAATCATAGTATTAGTATTAATAGGTATAATAATAGGATGGTCGGTACCAAAACCACAAACTACTATTATTACAACAATAACAACAAAAGTATCTGCTTTAATAGCAAAAATCAAAGCTAAGTTTGCTAAAAAAACTGATACAACACCTCCAACACAACAATAATTAAATGTTAACGATAATAGGTTCAATACTTGGATTTGCAACTTCGTTTTTGCCTGCAATTATGCAGTACTTTCAGCAAAAACAACAAGCAATGTTGCAACTTCAAATGATGCAACTTGGTATCAAACAAACAGAAGTAGAAGCTCAAGCAGTTCAACAACAAGCAATATATCAAGAAGATGCTTCATTAAAAGGAAGTCCCTGGATTGAAAGTATGAGAGCTTCTGTAAGACCAGTAATTACTTATATATTTTTTACATTATTTGTAGCAATTAAAGTTTGTGCTTTATTATCTACAATTAAAACTGGTACAACATTTATGTCAGCTTTACCACTACTATGGGACGAAGAAACTAACGCATTATTTGCGGCAGTAGTTACTTTTTGGTTTGGTGGTAGAGCATTTGAAAAGATTTACAAAAATTAAAAAAAGGAAACAAAATGAAAAGACTTACAGGTCTTTTATTATGTTTTGCCATTGCGTTTACGCAAGTGATTTCGACAGGTGCTTCAATAGCACAAACAACAACTCAGAATAATACCGCAGGAAGTAATACTTCTATTACAGGTGGATATTCTTCAACTACTAATGATACCTATCAATCAGGTTCAAGTAATAACACAACATCAACTACTTCAACTACATCAAACTCTTATGCAGGAGACACCAGAGTATCTGCCATGGCAAATGCACCTGCAATGTCTATCTATTCACAAGACGTTTGTGCTGTGGGTGTAAGTGGTGGTGTATCTACATTTTCTTTTGGTATATCAGGAGGTTCA